CTTTGCACACGCCTCACGCTCTGCTTTGACCGCTTCATCAATTAGGTCTTGCCATGTGCGTGGCATTGCTTGATAAAGTAAGTCACGGAAAAAATCTATTGGTAATGACACTTCTTCTGCACCCTCAGACCTTTGTAAGTGGGACATCAAAATTTCTTTTGGTACTAAGTTCATAAAGTCACCCCTATTGCAAGGCCAAGCCATGCCAGTTCAATGATTTCATCTTGTGTCATAGTCTTGAGTAGTTTCGTTTAGATGGTTTAGAAGCCAAAGCAAACACATAAAACTGTTTAGGCTTTATTGTGCGTTTAGCCATTTCGCGTTCTGCGGTTAAGGCTTGCTGGCTTTTAAAAAAGTTACCAAATTCTGGGTGGTAAGTTTTTATGTAATCAGGGTGAAATGCGTTCATTTTTCCAGCCTTTCTATGCGTTCTTTTAGTTCGCGTATTTCTGCGCGGGCAATAGCAAGTTCCTCCATAACTGAAAGATACTTATCCATTGAGCGTATTAGTTCTTTTCTAACTGAACTTTGTTCCATTGCGCTAAATACTTCGCGTTCTTCTGGTGTCTCAATCATATTTCTCCAATCATTTTCTTAATTGTGAACAAATCTTTATGCTGTGGGTATAGCGCTATCCATAACCTAGCGTAAAAAGCAATGTAATCATTGCTGATTTTAAAATCTTCGCCAGTAGTCAAAATAGAAACCTCCCATCGAATTCGATTAATGATTAGCCAATGACTAATCTTCTTTCTGCCCCGTTGGATGGCTTCTAGCGAAAACTTTTCAAAGTATTTCCAGACTTCGGGGTTGGCTTTGTGCCATTCCCACCAGTCTTTCTTTCTTTGTTCAAAAGTTAATATCATCAAAGTCTGCCTTTGATTCTATTGGTCGTGGTGCGTTCATGTAAGCCCAACCTGACCAGCCACCTTCGACAATAGGCATACAGTCAAACTTTAACATCGGACCATTTTTAGTCTCAATAACAGAACCGATACGCTGATAGCGATTCTTTTCTTGTCCTTCTTTGTTTGTGTATTTTCCTGTGATAACGCTGACTTCGTATTGTGTTTTAGACATTTTTAACCCTTGGTAATTTATTGATTTTTTTAACTAATTCATCTAAGAATTGATTAACTTCTTTCTCCAGCGTTGCTACATAGTCAGCGTCAAATTCGACTCTTTTTATGAACAACTGAAGGTCTAGGGGTAATCTTGGGTCAAACGACACATAATCACACCATTGTCTTTCGCAACATCGCATCTGCCATTGCATCTGCGTTATGTACTTTGTAGGTACTGATAGATTTATTAAAGTATCAATGTGCGTTGCTGTATTCGGGCATTTAATCTCTAACATACCGCGAGTTTCTACTAGCCCGTCAGGTGATGCGCCAGACATTTCAATCGTTGGGTGCTGTACAAAGCCTACTTCTTCAGCAAACAAACCTCGAGCGTTTTCGTATGCACTGCGCGCCAAAGGCTCTGTATCAACCCCGTGTTGCATCGCTGAGTTTGTAAACGATTCGCCCTGTTGACCAGTTAGCCGTTCGCATATCAACTGTGCCATGTAGTTATCACGACTTGCTGAATAACCGCTTTTAGTCTTTGCAATTACATCTGCTACACGCGATGCTGTAACTTTGCCAAGTCGCGCCTTAAACCATTCTTCTGTGCGTTGTTCCATTACTTTAAACTCCTTTTCATTAAATCTTTTGCCGCTGTGACTGCTTCCAGCCATTCTTTGTCTGTGCCTGCCGCTTTATAAGCATCTTTGAACGCTGTTTGCAGTTCTTCTACATTCTTTGCGTCTTGTATAGCAGTCAAGTGGTCTTGCATCAAAGAATGATTTGCTTTTACTTCTTTAGGCTTCTTAGATGCCGCGTTGCCGTCATCATCTTCTGGGGCTTGCGAAGTAGCCGCCATAAGCGACGCCCGACGAATATAAGTTAAACATGACATAAACCCTTGCGGGTCGTGTTTGGGTGCAGGGAAGAACAGTTTGCCGCAGTCCAAGCGTTCGCCAGATTCGTGCAAGAAACTTGTCTCGCAAATAATGCCGTCTGGGTGTTCCGATGTTGTCTGAAACAAAAATATGCCGTTAGCGTTTAGTGCGTCTATGACTGATTCAACGCAAGATGCTAAATCTACATACTTGCTACGAAAGTGCGGATTAAGCGAATTTTTTAGCGCGGGTTGAAAAGCAATTTGGGCTTTTACAAGTGCAGTTGCAATATTTTTCATACAGTAGTTCCTTTATCAAGTTGTTCAAGTCTTTTTTCTTCGTCAATCTCTGCTTTGATGCTTTTGAATTCATCTTTGTCCATAACTTCGCAGTTAAGACCGAATAAGTGTTCATCAAACTCAATCAAGTCGTAAGTGAAATTGCTTTCAAGCGTTTCTAAGTTGTAGGCTTCTTTGATGTATTCAGCGATAAAGTGTTTTAAATCGCCAATGTCTAGTTCTAGTCGCATTTATTTAACTCCAGATAAGTAAAGATAAAACAAAGCCTGCTACAAAGCCAGATAGCCAGAAAAGCACTTTGTCTGCAAGCGTGGGAATAGAGGGCTGGTAAGGACCCTCTATCGTGTGCTGTGTGTAGTTACTATGTTTCATAATTTTTGCTTTCATAACGAGCAAGAGCGTAATCAAGCGCATTTTGCTCAGATTCTTCTTTACAGGCTTTTATGTAAGTGCGTTCAAGTGCTTGAATTACTGTGTCACGCAGTAAGTCAGTTATGAGCGCGTTACCGATGTAGACAAACCAAAGATTAGCGGTCTGTCCGTCAAAGTAACATTCGAGGTCTACATCTTGTGCATCTGGGTGTTCGCACACCATACAGTCAAATTCAGCGTGTTCTTTTTTCATGTTTACTCCTAGTTAAATAACTAAAAGCAAACTATTGCTTTTTATGGCTTTGTCACGGGCGGGATAACTAAACATTTCAACAACATATTCATCTTTGTCACGCAACACCATGTAATTGCGGTATTGCATTTCAGAAATGCTTTTTTGTTTTAGGCGTTCTGCCTCTTTTATTGCTTGGTTAACCAAGTACCAACTGTTTGTGATATTCATACATACTTTCTAAAAAGACCCTTTGCGTTGCGCTGGGGATTGATTGAATTATAAGAGAGATTAAGTGTTTGTCAACAATTATTTTCTAAGTGTTTACACTAATAAGGGCTTTCGCCCTTACTTAAGCAATAGTGGTTGTAAGAATTTGACATTGCAATTTTTTGCCGTAATTGCGTTCACAATATTCTTGAACTTCTTTATTTTTGCTAGCAATACCGCTATTAAGAAGGTTGGTTTCTTTATTGAACACTTTTTGAGCAAGGTCGAAACGAGAAGCCCAACCTACAACGCCCCATTTTTTATTCCACTCATACCATACAACTACGCAATGGCTGTATTTTTTAGTTTTGCTGTTATGGGTAATAATTTCACCATCTGGGCAAATTACAGTATGTTTGTTCATGTTAATTTCCTTTTAAAAGACCCTTACGATTTGTTAGGGCATGGATGAATTATAAGCGAACTTATAGCATTGTCAAGATTATTTTCTAAGTAGTTTCACTAATGTTGTCCGCCTACAACATAAGTCTGCTTATGTATAATCCACCACATGGATAAACAAAAGTTAATTTTTCTTGCAGGCTCACAGGTTGAACTTGCGAAACTGTTGGGAATCAGTCAGGCCGCTGTTTCTCAATGGGTCAAAGTGCCACAAGCAAGAATTTGGCAGTTGCAGTTGCTAAAACCTAGTTGGTTTGCATGAAAACTGGTAGCATATAATGGAGACACGGCTAGGTTTGAAGTCATGAGCAAACCGAAAAGAGTTAACCCTTCTCCTGCCGCAGTTTCTTCTAAGGGTGTTTTAAAAAGCGGAAAATATGCACTATTACCAGTTCAATATTGGTGACTATAAAAGTCATACAGAACATCTTTCTGAGATGGAAGATTTAACTTATCGGCGTTTGCTTGATTGGTACTATCTTCACGAAACCCCCATACCGCTTGACATACAAGAAACTGCTCGACAGATTCGTATGCGTTCGCATTGCGACTGCATTGAAATTGTATTGCGAGAATACTTTGTAAAAACAAAAGATGGTTGGGTAAACAACAGAGCAAACTTTGAAATTTCTAAGGCTGGTGACAAGTCTCAGAAAGCAAGCGAAAGTGCCAAAGCACGATGGAATAAGACTAAAGATGCGAACGCATTGCGAACGGATAGCGATAGCAATGCTACACATAACACATTACACATAACACAAGACACAAAACACAATAAGAAAGCAACTATCGTTGCTACACCTATCGGTGTTTCACAAGAAGTTTGGGATTCTTTTGTTAAACAAAGGAAAGCGAAGAAGGCGCAGATTACAGAATTGGTGATAGCGGGTATTCAACGCGAAGCAAACAAAGCAGGGTGGTCGTTGGAAAACGCTTTAAACGAGATAGTTGTTAGAAACTGGCAATCTTTTAAAGCAGAGTGGGTGAAAGAGAAACAATCTCACTCTGAACGACTGTCAAACTCAATGTCTGTGCTGACTAACGGCTTAACAACGCCAAAAAAGCCCTTTTGGCAAACTGAAGAGGTGAAAAATGAGCGAATTTTGTGAAAAATCTCAAGGCTTTGATTACATCTTTGGTCGCATGAACGCAATCTACGGCAACGATTTTGCGCGTAAGTGGGACGGCATAGATGCAAATTTGATTCGTAACGAATGGATTGGAACGCTAGGTTCATTTCTGACATATCGCCCATCAATGGACTATGCGCTAACGCATATTGACCCTGTTAGACCGCCTTCATCGTTGCAATTTCGCATTATTTGTCAACATGGTCCAACAATCCCGCCACGCGAGCCATTAACCCAAATTGAACACAAAGTGCCCGAATACAGCGAAACAGCAAAGCGCGAGGCACTTGCAAAACTTGCAGAAATCAGAAAACAAATGGTGTCTAACTATGACAAAAAATGACGCTCACGCCTTGCTTGACAGCATTAGAGACGGAAAAACTGTGTCCGTGGCTCTTGCAACTAAAGCCCTACGACTCACAGGAGACGCTATTGCAATTTCTGACAAATCATTACGCGCTAATGGCAATGAACAAAGGGTCGATAGACCATGCGCGTTACATGACACGCCAGTATCAGAAAGATTTTCCTACTCTATCTATCTTGATAGCCCAAAAAATGAAAGAGTTACGCAATGAATAAACAAGAACTTGTCTCAATTCTTAGAAGTGCAGGCGTAGACGAAAACGCTGTGACTTTGGCTGTCAACGCTTGGGAAATGGGTGCTGAATATGAGCGTGAGCGCATAGAAAAAACAGCAAACACATTTGGTTTAGCAGTTGTAAAGCCAATAGAGCAGAACACAAAATGACTTTAGTTGTCACTTTTACTGTTGACGGAGACCCTGTTCCCAAGGGCAGACCACGATTTGCTAGGCGCGGTCAATTTGTGCAGACATACACAGATGCAAAGACTATTGACTACGAAACACAAGTAGCGATGCGAGCCAGACACGCAATAGGGGCTACCAAGCCCTTGGAGGGTGCTTTAAGCGTGTTTTTGTACTTGCGCTATACAGTACCAGCGTCATACTCAAAAAAACGCAAGGAAGCGTGTTTAAGGGGCGTGGAGTATCCAAAACGCATAGACATAGACAATGTATATAAAAGTGTTACAGACGCGATGAACGGCATTGTTTACTTAGATGATTCGCAAATCGTTGAAGCGCATATCAAAAAAGTTTACGCAGAAGAATCAGGGGCAAACATCATGGTGCAGGAATGCGATTAGATTTAACAAACGAAACACAAGCAAAGTCGTTGATGGTCAATTTATGGCCAAAAGTGCTTACAGCGTTAAACGCTGGCAAACAACTAACGCTAGAAATCAAAAGCGCAAATCGTTCTTGTCAACAGAACTCAAAATATCACGCAATGATTGATGAAATTGCTCAACAAGCGCAACATCTAGGCTCAAAATGGGATTCTGAAAGTTGGAAACGACTGCTGGTCGACCAGTTTTTAAAAGATAGCGGTCAAAAATCGGGCGTAGTTATCCCTAATTTGTCTGGCGATGGTATTGTGCAACTAGGAGTGCAAACACGCGACTTTACAAAAGAGCAAGCGTCAGAGTTTGTCGAATGGCTGTTTGCGTGGGGTGAAGAGCATGGCATTACCTATACTCAAATTTAACTATTACAGAAGTAAAGCGCACTTAAAAAATGTGTCTGATTTGCCTTGTCAGCATTGCGGTGCAGAAGGTCAAACGCAAGCGGCACACAGCAACTGGGCTAAACACGGCAAAGGGCGTGGCATTAAAGCGTCTGACGAATACACAGCGGCTTTATGTTATCCCTGCCATGCAGAATTAGACCAAGGAATGTGTCTGTCAAAAGAAGAACGACAAACTATGTGGGACAACGCATATATGAAAACCCTAACCGAACTAAAAAAACGCGGTTTATGGATAAAATAAATTTGTTGATAGTCGAATGATGGTTAGCGCATCATTTTTTTGTTGTGCAAATAC